AATGGAATTGGTTTGTTTCAAGGTTCTGAAGCGTCAAACAATAAAGCCCTCTGTACATCCAACCTCCCAGATATAACAATAGGCCCCGGACAAGCCACTCAAGCTGACGATCATTTTAATACGGTGCTTTGGACTGGCAACGGCTCAACGCAAAGCATTACTGGCGTTGGGTTCGCCCCCGATTGGGTTTGGAACAAATGCAGAAGCGTTGACCAAAGGCACGCTCTTTTTGATTCTGTTAGAGGCGCAACAAAAATTCTTAATTCTGATTCAACCGATGATGAAACCACAGCTTCTGGTGTAACAAGTTTTGACTCTGATGGTTGGTCTACAGGGTCTTCCTACAATCAAAGCAGCCGCACTTTTGTATCGTGGAACTGGAAAGCTGGCGGCAGCGCATCAAGCAATTCCAATGGTACGATAACCTCACAAGTTTCTGCAAACACTGACGCAGGGTTTTCGATAGTGAGCTTCACTGGCAATTCAACAAATCCATCGACAATAGGACATGGTTTATCGTCTGCGCCAGAAATGATTATCTACAAAAGCCGTGATGCAACCAATGGAACATGGTATGTTGGGCATGATGATATAGGCTGGACTCATAGACTGAAGCTAGATGCAACATCAAACAGAGCTGCTTCAAGTGCGCTATGGAATGACACAGCCCCAACAAGTTCCGTATTCACAATATCTTCATCATTAAATTACAATGGAGACAATATCATAGCGTATTGTTTTCATTCGGTGGCATCATTTTCTAAAGTCGGGTTCTATGAAGGAAACGGACAGACAGACGGCAGTTTTGTATATCTAGGCTTCAGGCCAGCGTTTATGATGGTAAAAGACATGGACGCTACTAGAAACTGGATTATCATTGATAGCAAAAGATCAACTGCAAATGTTGGTGGAGCTTACCTCACACCTAACACTTCTGGTGCAGAGGCAAGTCTTTCATTTTTTGACTTCTTGTCTAATGGGGTAAAGTGGAGATTAAACTCAGCAACTGCTGTCAACGCTTCATCCACTTACATATACCTAGCCTTTGCCGAAGCCCCATTTAAATTTAGCAATGCCCGATAGGAGATAATTATGCCGTGGAAGTATAAAAGCAAAACTTTGCGAGAAAGCAGGGGCTGGGTTGATGACAACGGGTTTAAGCATCCATACAACTGGGCGTCTGCTTGGAGTGATGCTGATAAAAAGAACTGGGGTGTTACTTGGGAAGATGCACCAGCTAGTGAAGCTGCGTTTGACAACAGATTTTATTGGGGCAGACAGACTGATGGCTCACTGATTGAGCGTAGTCTTACAGATATTAATGCGGTTGATGAAGATGGCAAAGCTGTCAATGACCCTATAACTGGCAAGCAGATGGTAACGCCTGGCCTCAAGTCTATAGCTATAGCACAGGCTAAAGCAGAAGCGGCTGAGTTGCTTGCGCCGTATGATTGGTATGTAACACGCAAAGCAGAGACTGACAAAGCAATACCGTCAGATGTAAGCACTTATCGGGCAGCGGTTAGAACATCATGTGCAAAAATTGAGACAGCAATCAATGCTGTAAAAACTCATGCTAAATTTATGGCATTGTATGATGATGAGCTTAACTCGGATGGCACAGTTAAAACTGTAGCACCAATACGCGATTGGCCTGATGGAATCTAATGGAACCAATTACGACAGCCGTAGCTGCCGTAGCAGCCGCAAGTAATGCAATAGCATTTATCAAAGCAAGGATTAACGATGTTCAATCTGTTGCTGATATTTCACAACAAATCGGTACGCTCTTTGACTGTCAAAAGAAACTCAATGATGAGCGTAATAAACAAGCTGGTGTTGGTGATATCAAGTTTCAAAGTAGCATTGATTCAGTGCTTGAGGCTAAAAAATTACAAGAGCAAATGCAAGAAATTAAAACCATGATTAACTTGCGTTTTGGCCCGGACACATGGAACGAAATTGTCAGTCATCATAATCAAAAACTCAGGGAGCAAAAAGAAGCGGAGAAAGCGGCGCGTAGAGAGGCTGCAAGAAGGGCCAAGGAAATTGAAGAGGCGATTAAAACAACGCTACTCGTCACCGCTATTATTGCAGTCACAATAGCTTTGTTTGCTTTTTTGTTTGTGACAGTAGCTCAAAGTAGTGCAGAGGAGATTGTATTGTGACACAAAAGAAACTGCAAAAAGATAGCGCATATCAACACCTAGATACAAACAACGATGATACGTTGTGTGATGATGAGATTGCTATGGCTTTAGAGTTTAAGAGAAAAGAATTAGAAGATGCTGATGCTAGGCGAGACAGTATGCGGTACATGACATGGTTTGCTTTGTTTGGAACGCTAAACTATCCAGCCGCTATATTGATTACAGCCATGTTGGGCTATGACAACGCAGCAACAATGATTACTGATATTGCACCAACATATTTTGTTGCCAACTCAGCATTGGTTGCAGCTTACTTTGGTGCAAATGCGTACGCAGACAGGAAATCTCAATGATGGAAAATGTTGTAATAGCCGCAATTTTGGCGGCGATGATACACGGTCATATGACTGGTGATAAAGAAACTCCAACTGTAACAGAAAGTTCAAGTTCTGAGTTTGCAACAAAATTTAGAACGGAAAGCACCCCCAACACCGTTCAGTGGGTGATAATTACGGATGAGTGAAGTTCATCATACGGTTGAAACTTTGTTCATCATGGTTATTAGCATGTGGGGTTTTGACGGACATGAGTGGCAATACATTGGCAATCAGGTTGCTTTGCAG